TAATTTTGATCTGCATTATATTCCGTTATTACAGTTGCAGTGTAAATACCAGGAGTTAATATTGCAGTAACACGATCTGGATTTAATGGATCAATAATTACTGGAAAATCATAACTAGAATTCATTGTGATCGTCAAGAAATTCAGAGAGCCAGCATATTTTGATGGAGTTATAGATTCTATTGCATCATGGTTTCTGATGATTTCAATCTCGACATTATAACTATCAGTAGTTATCAAATTAACTTCTATATCAGCACAAAGAGAAGCCAAAACTGCTCCATCAGGATGATAAACACCAACTGGAGCATTGACTGCCATATTACCTTTAGAATCTGCAAAGTTGTATGGATACGATCCAGGAGGTTGGTTAGTGAATACAAACATCAATTCAGTAGCACTCTGGAATGGTAATATACCTTGGAAAAATTTAGGGCCAGTTTCATCAAGAATAGAATTACTAAAACCTGGTGTTGGTTGTAATGGATCATCTAATCTATCCTTAGATTGATTGACTAGGATATTACCATCAGGAAAAGCGATTCCAGTAGTTCCGAAAAGAGAATAGAAAAGAGGATTTTGTTGAATAAGTGCATCATAATTACCGCCTGGACTGGTTAATGGCCCAAGTCTAAATTCATTTCTTGGATCCAATATCAATCTGAAATTAAGAGGTACTGGATATAAAATAGATTCTGCTACCTCTTTGCTCATTGTCGGTGCAGGTCTTGCAGATACGGTAGAAAAAGTCACAGTTGCACCATTCAATTCGCCCATCAACTTTCCACTTTGAATAGATGAATCTGAAACAATTACTGGATTCTCCAAACCAAATAGTCTATATTCTCCATTCTGGTCTAAGAATATAATTCTGAAACGACCCTGAACAAGAGTCTGAACCATATTAAGTAAATCCTGATTTATCTTGTAAAAAGTAACGGATAAGGATTGTCTCCAAAATGTTGTTCCATTTTCTAGATTAGATTCCAATTGTTCCTCGAAGGAAGCTGTCTCCAGCATCAATGCAAATAGATAATATGGAACTATTGGTAACTCTTGTATCGAACCATCTGGAAAAAATGTGTAAGTGGAATTGTTTTCCCAGTTAGAGATCCAAAGATCTTTAAGTCCGCCTAGATCTCTACATTCGAGAGAATATCCTGATTCTATTGTACAACTCATATCAGTTAATAGTAATTTTGGAGAATGTTTTAAAAAAAAAGGACTCTAAGAATAGAGTCCCTTTCTGATGTGTGATAGGAATTATGATTAAGGTACTATTGCGGCTTCAGCTATAGCAGTCGCAACTACTGGAGCAGGTACACCGTCTTTGCTCATGAATGTTACTTTGAAACCATTAAGATCTCCAAAAGCTTTACCAGTTCCACCAGAACCAGCTGATGTTCTTACTGGAGAATTAGCACCAAGGAAACGATATTGACCAGTGTTGTCTTGAACCATTAGTCTGAAAGAACCTTGATTCAGAACTTTTACCATGTTCAACATAGCCTGTGAAGTACCAATCAGAGTGATCTCTAGTGTTGCTTCATAGAAGGCAGTTCCGTTCTCGATAGAAAGTTGTGGTGTTTCGGTGAAAGAAGCTACTTCCATGTCCTGTTCTATTTTGTAGAATACAGGGGTTGCTGGAGAGCCCGCAGATGTGATACCATCAATTGAATCATCGGTATCGTAAGAAAGTGATAGGACATCATCGAAGTTAGCAATATAGACATTCCTTACACCACCCTGGGAATCCCTACATCCTAAACTATATCCTGAAGTTATTAAACAAGCCATTTTATTTAAGTGTTATATTTTTTAATAATGGAAGGAGCAGTGTTCCTGCTCCCTCCGAGTTTCATTAGATTACGTCACCTACGTAGTTAACAACATACTGTGGGTAAGCAACCTGTACGCCTTGTTTCCACTTAGCTCTGAAGTAAACAGTATCATCAGTCTGATCATACCATACTTTGAACTGCTCAGTGTCAGACATCATGTCAGTACCAAGATATAGGTTAGAAGCTGGAGTTACTATGATAGATTTACCACCATTTACAGAGTTAAGACCTCTTGTAGCTACAACTTTGATGTTTGTGCCAGGGTAAGTGAATTCCCAGTTTTTGTCAGTTGCGAAATCTGCGTAGAAGTTGTTAGCAGCACGAAGAGCAAATACCAGTGTTCTGAAGTTAGCATAAGACATGAACATAGTCAGGTCGTTAGAGTCAAGAACGTCAGCAGGAATATAGCCTATGATAGCTTCAACCTGAGCGATAGCATTAGCAGAGGTCAGCAATTGTGGACTAGAAGGAGAAGTGATAGGAGCGATAACACCTGGAGTGCTAGTGAACAGTTTTATGAAACCGTCGCAAAGAGCCAGATTACCAGAACCAGTTGAAGTGTTACCAGCCCAGATCAGATCTTCTACAAGAGCCTGAAGTTTTGCAACTTTATCAGCAGCGTATGCTTCAGCAAGGCCAGCAGCCATTTCGTCCTGATAAGAACCTTTAGCGTTCTTCATGAACTGACCTATCCAATACTCTTCTAGAGTGTTAAGACAGATTGCTTCTTCTACCTTCAGTGGACATACTGTGATGTCTCTCTGAGAAAGAGTTACTGTACCAGCAGGACTTATAACGCCACAAGTTGAAGCAGCAGTAGCGGTCAGTGAGCTGGACATGATGTTCAAAGCAGAAGCGTATTTAACACCGCTCTGGATTGAGATTTGATCTACGGTTTTACCACGAAGAACTGCTTCCCTTATAAGGGCACTAGAAAGCTGATCTACATATTTGGTTAATGAACCTACGTTAATTGAGTTAGCCATTTTTATTTTGTTTTATTTGCTTATTTTAAGAGTGGAGTAGTCTCCATTTTTATTTGCATTCCTTTTTCTGATAGCTTCGATAGCTTCAGTTTCATCTATTGAGAATAGATCTTTCTTTTTTTCAACTTTGGCGAATTTAACACCTTCGTCAGCTGGTTCTTTCAAGAATTTTTCCAATTGCTTCTTCATCTTGGTGTTAACTTCAGTCACATGATCCATTGTTTCGATCATTGAGTTAACCAACATTTCCAATTCAGCTACTTTAGTTTCCAGATTCATGATCTTTTCCATTTCTGGAGAAGGAGTAGTTGTATCTGCTGGTGCGGCAGCTTCTGCTTCAACCTCAACTTCTACACTTACTTCTGTTTCTGATTCTGTTTCGGGAGCCATTACTTCACCAATCATTCCATTAACAATTGTGAATTTAGTTCCGTCTTCTAATTCGTATTCTCCATCCGAAAGGGGAAGTAACGAATCACTTGTAGCATCATAGACGTTTACAATTTTACCAACTTCCAAAGGACCGTTATCTTCAGTCCAAATTTTCTGTCCTGAAACCAGCATACCTGTTGGTTCCATTGTAGGCTCCGCAAAAGTCATTAACTTTTTCAGGGACGCCTTAATATTTTGTATTAGTGATAATTTGTCCATACTTAACGTTATATTAGTATAATAGAAATACCTAAATTTATTTTAGATTTCCCGCGAATTATATTAGATCCAATAGATCATTTTCAGTCATCATATCTATGATTTCACTAGGACTTAGTCTTCTAAGATTACCCATCTGAATCAATTGATAGTTCAAGAATCCTTCTATAGAGAATGAAGTCAGGTCTTCTGCTTTCACAAATTCCCAGAATTTTGGATCCTCCACTTTAACTGCTATCATCCAAGTTCCAACTGGAAGATCGTATCCATATTTGGCACTCTTATCAGTCTTGGGATCTTCAACCAGCCAACTCTCCACTATGTAAGCAGGAGCCATTTCTGGTGTGTGATTGATGTTAATGGAAAGATTGCCACTTTTCTTAGCAAATTTGTTCCTACACTTCTTGATGGTTTCGGCACTGAAGAAAACTTCATATTCGTCACCAGTCTTTTCATCAACTCTGTAGATCTTCATGTCCGGTATCATTGCTGGTCCAAGAACCACTTGTTCTTCACGAACTGCACTAAATCTTCCACCTCCTGGTTTGCCCGAATTTTCACGATTCCATTTCTTCTGAGCTTCCAGACATATTTCACAAACACCGGATTCAGAAAGTTCTGGATGTGTTACCCAACGACCGTTTTCGATTGCACATTTACAGTTGTAGTGAGTCTTAATTCCCCCAACTACTGGAACGTCATCAGCCATTTCTGCATTCTTACCTTTGTTTTCCCAATAAGTGTAGCAGATTGCAGCAGCTTGTTTAACGTCAGAAGTTGTACCGTCATTGATCAGAGTGGGAATACATCTAGAAATGAATTCGTTTTCAGTTTCACCACTCTTCGGTTCTACGAATTTTTCTTCTGCCATTTTAGCCTGATCCCAAATAGAATAACAAATGGCAACTGCCTGCTTTACATCGGAAGTAGTTCCATCATTCATCACAGTAGAAATACACCTTGGAATGAATTCTTTTTGGTGTTCTCCTTTGTGGGGTTTTACAAATTCTTCTTTGGATCCGCAACCACATCCTTTTTGATCTGAGAATGCAACTCCTTTTACTTCAATAGCTGGATTCTCAACCAGACTAATCAAGTCAACTCCAGTAATATCGTCATTCTCGTCGATGAGTACTTCGTATAAAGGTAATTTATCTTGTTTTTTCATATTGTATTTATCTTATTAGAAATTAGCAGCTACTTGTACCTGCTTCACGTTATTTTGTGCACGAGTTATATCGCTTTCCAGAACATAAACTCTTTGTTGTGTATTACCAGGGAAGTTTGTTGGATTAAACTGTCCAAGACCAAATAATGTTGGAGTAGAAATATTTGTCTGATTAGTGTTTGGCATTGTTCCACCACCGATATTACTTAAACTACCTGAAGATCCACTTGTGTCATCAGGATTGAATTTCTGTCTAGAGATTGTTGCAATTTGAACTGCACCAGTAGCAGCAGTTAATGCAGCAAATATAGAAGCAGTAATTGGTTCTTTAATAGAAGCGTAGGCATTCATTACGCCCTGAGCGGTACTTATGATAGCATCAACTATACCAGCTGCTTTATTTCTATTGAACTGTTTCCTTTGTGTTTCCTTACTAAGTTTTTCCCCTGCCTGAAGTCTGTTGTTCTCTTCTTGAGTTTGCAGATCAAAGATTGCTCTGGTCAAACTTGCACCGACTTGGGCAAACTTAACAACCTCATCAGTTGTTTTCTTGATCGAATCAACCTTGTTTAGATAGAGTTCTTGGTTTAGTTCTTTCTCTTTCTGAGCGTAGTATTGTCTGATTGAATCCTTTTTCTCTTCTGTGAGTCCAACAACTGCTATTTCCTTCTCCATCTGAACCCTCATTTGTTCAAGTTTCAGTTGGTTTTCCATATCTAGTGCAGTCATTACACCTGCTCCGATACCGAATGGACTTCCAGTTATTGAACGACTCTTAGCATACTCAACCTCTCTTTCCATTTCTGAGAGTCTTCTCTGGGTCAACTCTTCCTGTTGTTTGATTTTCAGATCGTTTAGATCCTTCTCAAATTGCATTCTTCTAGCTTCCTCAGAAAGTTGATATGCTCTGATCTCATCCTGAGTCATGTTTTTGAAATCAACAATCTTTGTCTCGTTTTCGTATTTAACTCTAAGGTTGTTGATCTCTGAAGCATGGATTTGTTCCAAGGATTTGGCTCTAGCAGACATTATCTTGGCATCGGATTCCCTAATAGAATCAGCCACATTCTTCTCTATTTGGATACGCTCTGCTTGAGTCTTGGTTAATTCAGTTCTAAGACCAAATGCAGCTGCTCTTGCCTGTTCTGTTTGTTTAGCAGTAGCATCGGCAAGGGAAAGGTTTGGATCTAAGGGGAAAAGAAGTTTTTTGTTCTGTTCTATGAAAGCAATTTGGTTTGTTAGACCAGCTTCATACATTCTTCTTCTTTTCTCCATACTAATCTCTTCGTCCTTTAGTATGTTTTCGTTACGAAGTTTAAGAGTATCGAAAGCATTTTTGGCTATATCCTCTGCTTCCTTTATAGAAGCGTCTCTTGTCTTCTTTCTGGAATCTCTGATCTGAGCTTCATACACTTCTGTGGCAGCAGCCTTCTCTTTCTCTATTTGGTTTAGTCTTTGTATTCCAGCAATTGCTTCGGAAGTGTATTCAGCATTACTAACCCTATATTTGATCTGGGCTTTTTCGGCATCCAGTGCAGCTATTCTTTGATCAAATTCTAGTTTGGCTGAATCCCTACTAAGTTTCTCTTTTACCCTGGTTTTTTCGTATTCGTTCTTTATAGTTTCGGCCAATAGATTTTTACTCTGCAACATTTCATCGTTGTAGGTCTTATCTGATTGGATTTTTGCAATAGCCCTTAAATTTTCTATCTCTACGAGTTTGTCTTTCCTTTGTTCCTGTAGTTTTATAAGATCAACATTTCTTGCAGATTCTTTAGCCAATTCCTCGTTGAGACCTCTTTGTAGAGCAACAATCTCTTTAGCTCTTTTATTTGCTCTATCACTCTGTTCTGCACTAAAGAACCACAATGGACCTTGTTTACCCTCAGCTTTTTGCATTTCTTCATATGCTTGGGTTTGAGCCTTAATTAGATCGATTCCTCCAGATGGTGATAATTGTTCTATAAGTTTTTCTCTTAACTTGTCCTGGGTTTGTGTATACTTTGCAGTTATGTCGTCCAGTTCTTTCATAGCTTTGTATTGCTTAATGAAAGCTGGATTGGCACCTATTGCTTCCAACTGGGAGATTAAACGATCGTAATTCTTGATCGTTCCTTCCTTCATCAGTTCGTCTATTTCCTTTTGTGTTTTTAATTGTTCCTGCGCAGCAAAATTAGTTAAGCCAAGCAGATCTGTAAAATCCTTAACAGCTTTAGTAACTGTCGTAATGATGGAAGAGATACCGGTTAGGATCCTACCAAGTAAACCACCACTTTCTTTCAGTTTATCGAAATTGGCAATCAATGCAATAACTGCAGTTACCAGAAGTAGTATTCCGGTTCCCTTCAATGCTGCACTAAAAGTGTTCGTAGCAACTGTTGCTCCTTCCGTAGCGACTGTTAAACCTCTAGTGGCAGTGGCATCAGCAGTTCTTGCCACTGCGTCTTGTGAAGTGGCAGTAGTTGATAGTCTAGTGGCAGCAGCATTAGCAGTTTGGGTTTTTCCTAAACTTCCTAATGTAACAAGGAATGTTTTAAATTCGTTGGTTAGATCAGAAATTTTGAAATTGGCTAGGGATGCGTTAAAAGCTTTGGCAGCATTAGTTGCTCCTCCGAAATCTAGATTTCGTAAAGCAGTTCCCATTCCACCGAATGAGTTTGTCAGATTCTCGACTGGAGATGCAGAAAGAAGTGCAACACTATCGTTAAGATCGTTAAATTGATCCCTAGCTTGACCAATTCTGGTCCTCATGGAATCTAATTCAGCCGAAAAAGTGTCACCTGCTTCAACTGTGAGGGATTGTAATTCCCTCATAGCTTTAGCAAAATCCCTAGTCGTCCTGATAGAATCTATCATTTTATCCAGTCCTTCTATTCTGGTCTGGATTACTATCGTTTCTTTATTGTCTGCCATATTAGATTAATAAAGTTATTAAAGATTGTTTTAGCTTGATGGTGGGGGAGCAGAAATTGGACTTCCACCTCCAGGTATTGATCCACCAGCACCAGAAGGAGGAGCAGAAACGGGTTGGATTCCAGGATTTCCTAGAAGTAGGAGTTCCACTTTACAAGGATCGTTAGTGCTTGGGTTATAACCACTAATGCGGTTTACTGTGAAATATGCACCACCATTGAATCCGAGTCTTGAATGGTTCACGCGTATGAAAATCTTATCCTTGAAACTGAAGTTGGCTATATCGCTTGGATTTAGTTTCATTGTCAAGGTCAGGATTCTACTGGTTTTGTTGTTTAGTTCTTCTAAATAGTCCCACCAATACTCACTAACTAGATTGTTGTAAGAATAACTTCTTCCATTGGTCAGATCGTAATAGATTGCTAGAGGAGTTCCCCAGTTAAAATCGAATGTGGGATTATAAAGATCGTCCAGATTTCCAGCATAAGGATACCAATCCATTACACCAGAATAACCGGAAGGGAATCCACCAGCAACTACACCACCTGGTAAATATTGGGTAGTTTCATATCCATATCCTTGGATTCCGAAATAGAATCTTTCCCTGTACGGATCCACTGTTGAGAAGACACAGTTCATTCTTTTGACGGCGAACATTATCCTAACGTTGCCTTGTTTGAAGTCTGCATCCGGGAATCCTTTATAAACGGGTGTTTTAACATCCTCAACAAAATTTGGAATAATGATACCTCTAGATCCTTCAATGACTAGATTATCGTAGTTAGGATCCAATCCACCAGGAACTTTATAAGAAATTGATGGTGCAAATAGAGAAGTAATGGTGTTTTCACCACTTGCGTAGTCGTTTACACTGTTGTAAGTCCATTCACCAAAGGTGTATCCGGTCTTAGTTTTGTAGTCTTTATCACCCCAAGTATTGGAGGTATTCCATTTGAAGAGTGTGAATTTGTTTTGTGTTTCTGCCACTATCTTCATGTTAATGGAATCGGAAAGATCCACCTTCTCGCTCCAATCCAAAGTTGCACCACTATTGATAAAATCTTTTCTTGGTTCTATTATTAGGATCGAATCATCTTCCTTGTCAGTTTCTATATAGAGGTTAAACAAGTTAATTAGATTGGTCATGAAATCATAACACTTCACGTTTTGTGGAACAACATTACCAATATCTATTTTCTCTCCATAGATCACATTTAGGGAAACCTCATTGCTCAACGTTGATTTGCGATCCTGCGAAATTGAAATCGCTGGAACTGCACCACCAATATCATCCCATTCTATCTTTAATACCCATCTAACATATTCTCCCGGCTGTAATGCTACAATCTGAGTTGCGGATGGTAAAGGTACAGAATCCATTCCGTAGTCATGATAGGATTCGTTCCTAATTAGAGTGTCGATAACAACTTTTGTTCCGGCATTACCAGATCCAGGTGTTAGGATTCCATATTCGTGTGCATATTCGGGGAGAGCAGCTGGAGAACCAGCTGGTTTCTTTATGTAGTATTCTATTTGGGAGTCTCCGATATCAGTTGAACTAGAGAACGGTGTTGATTTCCTACAGAATAGAATAGAAATAGATTGGGTATCGTAAACACCTGCACTTGGCCAAGTTGAAGAATCCCAAAGATTGATCGGTGCACCAGTACTGATACGTTTGATGTAGAATCTCAGATCTAGTTCAAATTTCTGTTGATAAATGTCACTCCTAACTTGTCGGTAGGTGTTAGTAGAAGTGTTCCAGAAGCCATAAGGATCTCTAAAAGGAGATGTTGTTTCATCGTTGAATTGGAGTGCAAAATAGTCTGTAGTCAGAGTAACTGGAGAACCAGCAAATAGAGTCACATCATTACTTCTACCCACATTGAACGTTTTGTCTTCCGCGAATGTGCCATTGCCTGCATCGTTAACATCGTAACGCAACATATTTCTACCTCCATTGTATGGAACGATCAATTTACTGAAGAACTCACTATTGAAGAATTCGCTTCTGTAGGTGTAACCAGCTTTGGAAAAGATCCTGTCAACATAACTTTTCAGATAGACAGCAGGATAAAAGTTTTCCGTAAAAAGACTAATACCCTCTGAATTGATAAGACTTCCTGGACTAGATAAAGTGTAGTCTGCATAGTTACCCCCAAATATTGCACCTAAAGATTGTGTTTTTAGATTCCATCCATAATCAATCAATGGATAAAACACTTCTTTGGTTATCGCTGGATTCCAGGAATCCATAACGTATTGATAATTCCAATATTCATTAATACCACCCCATGGTAAATCCTGGAGTAGCGTCATTCCAATAGAATCTTTGAAGTCACGTAATGTACTGGTTAGGATCACATTGTAGGAAGGACCATTTATTGCATCGAACTGGTAGTCTTGCAATTGCATGTAACCTTCGAATACCATGATGGTGTCAACCAAAACATAACATTTTACTTTTCTTTTTGGGTTAAAACCACCATCAAAACCAAGAAAATGGATATTCTCAAACACTCTTCTATTGTGATCAGTGTCGGGAAGACTAATTGTTTTACTATAACTGGAGCTTTTCCTGTCCAGTGTTCTAACATCAGCAACTTGGAAGGTTATGTCAATAGCATCCTCGCCATACGTGTCTAGATATTCCCTATTTGGAATAAGAGTACCAGTATATTCACCAGTACTCTCATCGTATGTCTCTTCGTACGCTTCCCTTTGAGCATCCGTAATTATGTCTACAAAAATTTCGAACCTAGCCATTAATTAGTCTGTATATTTAATTTGTAAGAAGGTTTGTAGCTAATAGTCAAATTGAAAACTTGCTCTCTTCTTTGTGTCTTCTCCTTGAATGAAGAGTCTGTAATGATGATCGGTATCTTCTTTACAGTTGCTGGAGTTGTTCCGGACCATGGAGTTTCCTCTAATACGAAAACATCAGGAGAAGTAAACAAATCCTGAAGCATGAAATATTCCACATCGTTTAACCAATCAGTATTTGCAGTAAAAACTTCACTCGCATCAGTATTATAAACATTTGCTTGTCTAGCACCGGTTGTGTAGTTGTAATTCCAGTCCAACTGTTTCTCCCACTCTTTCCTAGCAACATTAATGGTTTTAGATCTTTCCTTGGAGAAGTTAAAGTAATCATAACCACCCATTTTGTTTAACCAACAAATTCTTACGTTGTCATAAGTACAATCTCTTTCGACAATTTCGTATCTGGCTTCAGCAGATGGCCACCATTGGGAATCAGTTGTATTCTCCATCGCAACTGTGTAGTATTTAGCTCCTGGAACAGTTGATGGCAGGAATTCTGTACCGATTAGATTGGATAAACCAACCTGCATACCAAAATATCCAACAGAGGATGAAGCAATGGAAGTGAAAGAAATATCTGTTTGGGAAAGAAATGCTCCACCAGCATCGTAGAATTTGATTTGCAATTGGTTGATTAGATAACCTCCAGGAAAACAAAGGAAGTTAATTGTTTCAGGTTGATTGGCATAGATCTTCTTCCAACCTTTAGTGAAATCGAATTGGCTCAAATAACTCTGCTTGTAATAAACCATTGGAGTATCACCTCTTAGTGGCAATGGATGGTTTTCTGCATATGGCCAAGTACCTGGAAGTGTTCCCCCTGGTACTGGTTTAACTTGGAAAAGACTGTAATCCAATCCTTGTTGATCCCATTGTCTGCTACCTTCATAACACCAACGGAGTAAGGTGTCGAGGGTTTGAATCCTAATGACATCTGTTATTTTACCTGTTTCGGTGTATGTTGGAGGACTGGTTGTGAAATCGCTGGTTAGTTCATCAGCACAATAAAGAACCTTCACCTGGAACTGAGAAATAAATGGAGTAGAAACCACTTTACATTCTCCATCGAAGTAACTATTGATGGATTTCTTGGTCTTAGATATGATGATCTCGTCACCGGCTGTGAGATTGTGGGAAATACCTGTTATTATACCCAGATAATAATAAGTTCCTGCACCCCAAGTCCAACCTGGAGGAGTTTTAACGTTTGCATAATCTGAAGGTGGAATAACTGCTCCACGGTATGATGCGACATAACTTAGGTTTGGATTGTAACCAACTCCTGGAGCGATGCAATATCCTCTACTCATTTCACTGATTCCTTGAACTCCACTTAATGTGGGATTAAAGGACCAATCTGTATAAGTCTTTAGTATAGTGTGTGGGGAGAATAAACCATCGCCTGTAGTGGGTCTTGCCGCCACTTTGTATCTACCAATTTTGGTTAATGAAATGGAAGTTAGTGCCGTTTGATAGAGTTCCACATAGTATCTGAAGTTTTCGAATCCAGATCCAGAAGACGTCAAACGATACCACATTTCATTGTTAACTGGTGACATCTGAGCGGGTCTATTTGCTATAGTTGCTGTTAATAGTGCCATTTCTTAATTGTTATTTAAAAGAATCCCTAACTCTTTGCATAGCCATCTGGGAAAGTCCTTTCGATATTATTTTACTTACCTGTTTACTTGTTTTCTTTCTAGTTGAAGCGATTACTCCAGTTGCCTTGATTCCTTTCTTACCTATACTCTTGGCTATTCCCCATGCAGTTTGTTCTTGTGTTTTTCCACTAAAAGTAATTTTCTTAACTCTAACCCATGGAAGAATTTTAGAGACTGGTGGCATTTTACCTGGTTTTCTTCCTTCATCTACCCATTTTAGATAGGGAAGTCCACTTAATGTGATAGAATTACCACTAATTTTGAAGCTAATACTCTTTACTAGATTCCCAGTTGCAACCTTACCAGAACGTCTCAATTCCTGTTGTAGGGTTTTAACCATTAAAGCACCAGCTTCCTGTAAAGCTTTTTGTAGTGGGTCCATAGTAGATTAATAAAGGAATGCGGATTTGTTTTAGTCGGTTTCTGGGATTTCTTCTTCGCTTTCTTCCTCGTCACGAAAAGTTCCATCACTCATTTGCAGGTAACTGGTGTATTCCTCCATCCGATTTAGAATGTCGAGTGGATATTCTGGTTCGTCTAATTTGTTAACTCTTTTCCACTTCTTCTTGTCCGATACTTTGGTCCAAACTCCATCGATTTGTTTCCACATCCAAGAATCGTTAGTATCGTAAAGCGCCACATTCTCTATACGATATTGTTCTGCTATTTCCCTAAATTCTGGTGGAATCTTATCGATCATCTGTTCCCTAGATTTTTTGGAAATCTTTTTAGTCTGCAAAACCAGTTCTCTTTTCTTGGTTGTTATTTCTTGCCTGGGAATGTTTGCATATTCCTTAACTATTTTGTGTTGAGTAAATCCAAACTTCTTAATGCTTTTCTGTAATTCACTATTCCCTTTTATACCTGTTCTAATTAGACTAAGGAATTTTTCATCATCTTCTACAGTTGACATCCACCAAAATTCTCTGATTGGATTAGTGATTTTCCAGATTGATCCTGGACGATTCCTGTCCTTCTTGTTGTAAGAATATCCTTTTCCGTTGTTCATAAAAGTATTTATCCTTATAGCGGAAATCGGGATTTGTGTCCTAATAGAACTTAAAGTAGCCAGGATTTGTTTGTTTTTTCTGGGCAGAGTAGATTGCATATCTCATCGCATCCAATGCATCGTCATGGAGTTTCACGGGTTCCTCTTGAACAGTTCCATCTCTAGATTCTTTCCAACTGTAGAGCCTGTATTCTTTCCAAATGTTGGAGGAATTTTTGTGGACAAATATTTGGCAGGACTTGATGTAGTCTATACCTGGTTTGACTGATTTGTCGGCAGATGAAATGTTAAACCCTGCACGTTTGATTTCCTCTATGGATTCTGGTCGTGCACTATCCGCATAGATCCTAGCAGATTTTAGTTCGGGAATGTGTTTCATCCTCTGGATCAGGTCTGCAGTTGTCAAATTACTTTCATACAGGAGTTCCTCGACATAAATCGCACCAGTCTTCATGCGCACGCTCTTCACGATGCTCGTAGGGTGCGTGTAACCGAAGTCTACGCCGTAATTAACGCTCTCTATTTGATCGTCTAAGGGTAATTCAAGGTACGTCTGAAAATGCGTGTAAATTCGACTGTTTGGCGTTGGTGGTTCTCCCAGTGCATAGATCCGATAATAGTTGTAGTCGGACAGAACCAACTTTTCTATTTCTTGGATTTGTTCTCTACCCAGATAGGGATTGTCTTTGTAGGTAGAATGGATTTTAATTGCTTTTTCGTCCTTGCTAAGGTCGTAGATCCAACTCTCGTGGTCGGAAGGGTTCATGTCCACAAAACATTTTCCGGTTGTTCTTAGGATTAGTTGGACATAACTTTCGTATTCTAGTTCGTTGGCTTCGTTGATGTAGAGTATGTCTCTTTTACGTCCACGAACTTTTTGGGAATCGTCTAGTGAGAAGAACTCGATGATCGATCCATTTGGAAATCTGTAAATGTTTTCTGATTTGTTGTGGAGTTTTTCATTGTAGTAGTTTAAGGATTCCAGCATTTGGAAAAAATCCCTCATCACAGAACCACGCAATGAAGGAAATGATTTCCTCACAACTGAAACTACAACTCCTGGTTCGGTCAAACAAATGACCAGAAGTAACTGGAGTATGCTATAGGTCTTGGAAGATCTGGATCCACCAATATTTACAATGTACCTACAATTGGGATTTTCGTAGGCAATTTTGTTCTTTTCGAATACTCCAGTTGCTTTAAGATCTAGGTTCTTCATCTTCTGCTTTTCTAATACTAATATTGATAGACGATGGAATGGTTAGACTTCCGTCCACTTCTATCCTATCAACATGAAGTCTTGTTAATTGGTTAATATCTTTTAGTACTTTTGCAGCGGTGGAGAAGTCTTTCTCTCTTAAACATCTCTCGTGCAGGTCATACAGTCTTTGGATTGCTCTCTCTAGGGTTCTTTCCTTGTCATCCTTATAGAACTCAATGATCCAGTCATTAGCAGCTTCAATAACTTTACGTGCATTCCATTCACTTAGGTCAAACTTCTGCATAAGAGTTCTAAGAAGTGTGGTTGGTATCATTAGTTCCTCTGTCATCAGGCGTACTGCTTCCTTGGACATCATTTCCATATCGGATTCGCTTAATCTTCTAAGGGATCCGCCTTTTTTCAAGCCAGAACCCGGAACTTTCGGTGTTCCAGGTACAGGTCCAGGTTTTTTTCCGTTCCTCATTTTGTGTGGTTTTATTGGGTTTAGATCCCCTAAAACTCAAGTGGTCTCATTTTATCTTCCAAAAGATGTATTCTTCTGAAAGGATGTACCAATTTTGTTTCAGTTCTAGGATCTTCATATAGAGTCGACTCCGAGAATCGAAATCCTTTAAATCGAAATAAAACATGCCATATTTACTCTTTACCGTCATAGGGTTGTTGTAAGTAGATGTTGTCTGAGTCAGATTGTCCATTCCACATTTCTGTGTTGATTTGGTTTCTGATCTCCTCTAGTAGGTGATAGTGTTCATTCATTTCATAGTACCATATTAGGTAACCAGTGACGTTGCCATCTTCTGGGAATTGGGGTTTTGTCTCGTAATCCATAATTAATTAAACTTATTCTTATTGTCTCTCCACCAAGCCATCAGTTCCCAATAAAGTTTTGATATACTGTTGCCGCAAGAAGAACAACTTCCGGAAGTATTTGGCATACTTTTATAAGGATTGATGAAAATTTTGTAGAGTTCATAGATCTGTTGTATTTGTGCATTTGTTGGTGCAACTACACTCTGGAGTTTGATCAGTATTTCTTTTCTCTCTTGTGTGTAGATGGTTTCGATTGGGTTGGTTTCTAATGAAACTTCCTCACCGACGGTGGATTGACTCTCCAATGAAACTTGACTTGTTTTCTTTTTTGCCATTAGAATTCTATTTTATTTTCGAACTTTGCTATTTTTTTTTCGTAGACTAGCATTAGCCAGCTTGCTAATATAGCTAGGAATATGCTTTGGGTTAGGATTATGCCGCACCAGAATGCCACACATTTAGAGCATGTTAGTGCTAGATAGAGGAGTTTACTTGTCAGATCTGTTTTTCCTTCGAACATGATCTCTACTATCCATTGTACTGGTTCGAATCTAGTTACGAACCATGCTAGTAGCAATATCTTTCCTATTAATAGTA